AAGTGGGTAGAGCCGCCGACATTCGGAGAACACAACCACCAAACACAGGCGGAGCCTGTGTCACCCAACGTCTTGACTCTGTTGGCAGCAGTCGCAAAGTATGCAAACTGTTCTGCCCCACCTAATGTTACTTCTGTTGCCGCTGCATGAGTAGTAGCACCAAAAACATTGTATTCTAGTGGTATGAAAATCTTATGATCCTCATTCTGCAAACCAGAGTTCTGACTACCAATAGATGCTTGGAATGTAATCGGTGTGATTACAGATTTCATATCCTCTGGTAAACTATTAAAATAATCATTATCCAAAAACTTGGAAATCAGAGTGGCTTTATATCCACCTGCATTAGTATTGGATGTCTGCATCTGCTTTGTAGATGCCAAACAAGTATGTTTTGCAAGCACAATGTTACGACCATATACCCCTGCTCTGTAATCAATGTGGACAATGTCAAACACTTGCGTTTCCCCACCAATTACTGCTGAAATCTGGTCTCCTACCGCCAACATCTTAGAATGTAAACCTGCGTTTACAATCGCTTTTAATCCCTTCCATGTAGTCTTATCAAGTCCTACATCAATTTCTTTATAATCTCCGAATCCGAAGATAACTGTTGTTGTATATTCTACAATTTCTCCATTAACTAAATTAACAGTATATTTCTCTTTATTGGGTAACATTTTAAACATGCATTCCCCATTTGTAATGATTCCTCGCCATGTTCTTTTACCATTTGTTACCTCTACTGTTTTACCCTCATCCAATGTACTACTGGACTTGCATACCAAAGTACCCGAACCAAAATACTGAAAAAGGTCAATACTCATTTGTTTACGCTCCTTCCCCTGCAGTAATCACATCACTCACAGTATTTACAATAGAACCATCTTCATTAAACTGTGTAAGCTTTATTATTTTGTTGCCTTCCTTGTCTACTAAAGTGGCTGTTATAGAACCATCTTCATTAAAGACCGTTGTAGTAACACCAATATCGGAAGTTTCTGTAATGGAACCATCTTCATTAAATACAACAGCACTGTTTTTGAACCCATATAAGGTTCTAACAATTTCTTTTAATTCCGCAGCTCCGAACTCTTCTCCCTGATTCTCATATGCGGTAACATCAACAATATTTTTATTACCTCTGCTGCTGTCCGTGATCTGATACTCTCTTTTGGTATTTATCGCTTCATTCAATGTATCATCCTGATACTGTAGCTTTAACATTTTACTCCTTTCCGATTTCCCAATCTAAAGGAAAGCCTAACTTTATTTTCATTGATACTGTTGAGCTTGTTATAAATATCCAAAGTTGCCTCTTCAATCCTGATAAGCTCTTCCAGTAATCTTCCGGCTGTATTACTATAATACGCTTCTCTTTCCCCTATATCAATCGTGATACTAGAGTCATTTATCATTTGTAAATTGTCCTGCAGCATCGTCCACCATGAAGCCTTTGGTTCATTTGTGGAACCATAATAAACATCCTCTCCCAAATCATATATATCCGGGTCATTATCAAACATCTGCTTTGCGTAATCATACAGATAATTGATATTATTTTTTATTCTGTTGTAATCTGCAGGTTCAAAATAATCTCCGGCATAATTGCCATTTGCATCATAGGTTATCTTCCAGTCCGTCTTAGGAGTAACCCATGCATATTTACTAAGTACCATCCATTAAATACTCCTTCCTGAACAACTGCTGCCATTGTATGTACCATCAAATTTCAGATTCAATGTGTGTACACGTATCAGCCTTATACTTCCATCTTCATCCTCATAGAATGCTAAATCATTACTTTCCAATATTGGATCCCCTATCATCTTAGACATCGTATATTCTGCCTTTGCTTTGTAATATTCAGCACACCATTCTGCATACTTTTCAGCCAGTTCTATACTGTCTATTAAAGGATTCTGCAATGCTTCCGGAGTTGTCCCGGTTGTATTTACATTCAGGACATATTGCGGATTAGATACTTTGTAAATATATCCCCGGATAGCCAAGTTCACCTGAGTGCTTTCTTCTGGTGGATTCGTAAACCGAAGTTCACAATACCAATTAGAGTAACGAACAATCTCTGCTCCGTAATCTAACACAATATCATCCGGATTTTCTTCGTCTTCAGAAGGGATTGTTGTTACCACTGAAACCGGAATTGAAGCATCGTTAAACTCCACTTTAAAGGCTGTTTTATCGGGCGATATTGTAATCGTATCTGTAAATACATCCGCCTGTTCACTCGGCTTGGAATACACTGTTCTGATTGCTATAAGGTCTTTCAATCTGTCCTGTCTCTCTGTAACCGGTTCTGAAAGCAAGTCATTTCTATGAATAGTAAAATCTGTGGTTTCTTCAACGGAAATACTCTGCAGGTGTATTCTGTTATAGGCTGCTGCCTCTGTAAACTCAATCTGCACCATATCAACATCCATAAATGCATGATTGATAATATGCCTTAATGCGGATATTTCTATTTCAAAGAACTCCGTCTCTTCTCCATTATTGAAACAATGAACGATTGCTTTTCTTGGATACACATTCCCAAACTGTAATGTCAGCTGATAAAAAGTAAAAGCTGCTGCCGCTTCCAGTATCACTACTGGATTAGAATTAAAATATCCATCTGCATCTGACATCTCACTACTCACGTACCCGGCATATAAATATTCTTCTCCTTCCGGCTTAAAAAACAAGCTTCCATCCAGTCTGTTATAACCCTGCTGCCATTCAAAATAATTCACAGTTTCCTGCATCACTAACAGCTGATCAGAGTGTGAATATATTGCTTCTGCCTCCGTTCTGGTCGACAATTCAGGAACAAAGGAAGCTCGGATAATAACTCTCATTTCCCTATCCTGTCTCATTACACACCGGCAAGCATTGGCTATCAATAAAATGCAATTTGCATAAGTATCTTTTGGAAGTGGATTATGAAAAATAATGTCTTTTAAGTATGGATCCAAAAAATATGCATCCGGTTCCATACCGGCTTTTTCAAATACATCTACCGCCAAATCATAAGCAGTAATACCTTCCTTGCGGTAAATACCTTCCTCATAAATCCCATCCATCTGGTACAGTACATCCGTTGCTGAAAATTCAGCAGTAGTTCCTTTGTCTTTCCACGTGGAATCCAACACCACATTTACTCCGGTTATTGTTTCCGTACTTTTATCTTCAAGCGTCTGTGTAAAATAAGCTCTTACATTTTGTCCTCTTTCCAAGAAGTTAATTACACTGTCATCTGCATTTGCATTGAAGTAACGATCCTGATTATCAACTTTAAAACTAAAATCAATCGTTGGAAGTTCCAAACTGATAGGATGCGTTTTCTCCTTTATGCTCATGCTGATAATTTTCTTTCCGGTAAGACCAATTCCGATACCAAACATGATTTTTTCTATTCGAAGCCTTGTGCTTCCGTGTGACATATTCCCCGGAATAATTCTCATGTAATCAATTTTCTCGTATACATCTTCTGTGACAAAAGAGCTGCTGCCAGTTGAATATGAATATTCTCCTGAACTTGTCTCAACTATAAAGGTTTCCGGATAAGATTCTCCAAATTCGATTGTCAAACCTTTTATATCCAGTCTTGGAGTTGCAAAAAGAAATTCAATTACCGGCTTATATTCATCCGTACAAATTGCTTCACTTACAATTCCATTATTATAAATTTCTTCCTCCGGTGTTTCAGGAAGGAAGTACATTGAACCATCCAGTTTATTTGTACGTTCCTCCCATGTCATATAACGTTTTTCCACTTTTTCATCCGCTACCAGTGGATTACTTGTGTTCGCATACTTCCAGAAGGAACCTATAACAGAGCTGCCGCTTTGTGCTTTCTGATTTACAGCACCCATGTAAATGGCTGCTGTTGTGATATCCCGGAGGTCACTTTGCATCATTCTGTTGTACATATCGCTTCTGTTCTGCATAGCCTATTCCTCTATAAATTTCATTTTCACATTTTTATAGACCGGTTTCCCGGAACTATCATATCTCAATGTATCTTTAGAACGGTCTCCGACATACATCGTAAGCTCTCTTGTCGCATTTTCATCCGGTATATGGTAGAAAACTCTCAATCCATATTTAGATTTAATTGCCTTAGCCAGTGTGTGATATTCGTCCGCATATAATACTTTCCACGAACATTCAAGTGTATGTACATCATGCCGGACTACATGACCTTTCATGTAGCCGGTTATCGTTCTATTAGAATCTGTAATATCCTGTTCCGTTGGTTTCATCCCGGTAGGCTCCGGTACAAGCACTCCGTTTACTAACAATATCCTCATACTTATACCCCCTCTACCACAATAGGATAACCACGTCTCTTACGTGCTTTAATCAATTTCTTTAATAATGTATCTCCATCCAATTCCAACGTAATCGGAATTGTAATATTTATCTCACTGTATTCCTCATCTCTTTCCTGATCAGCAAGTCGACCATTGATAAAATCTGAAATTCTGTTAGAAATCAATTCTATCCAACCGGTATTATTTTCAAGTGGTACAATCGCTTCCTTACCAGCTTCTCCGGCAATCAACGGAGTCGCTCCATCCACAATACCACCTTTTGCCAATCTTGGCAGTGAAACGGTAGATAATAACGGAATACTGAATCCGAATGTTTTTCCACCAAATCCCGGTACCCAATCCGGTATCTCAAAATGAAGTCCGTTCAAAGCATTTATAACAGCATTTACACCATTGATGACACCATTTGCCATAGCTTCGATTCCACCAAGTATGCTGTTTATAACACCCTTGATTGCACTCCAAATACCATTAAAAATAGTGGTGACGGTTATCTTGCAATTTGTCCAGGTTGTAACCCATATCAGCTTAACCGTTGTAAGCATCAATGAAATTCCATTTTTTATATCTGTAATTTTTTGCGTAACATTTAATTTTATAGTGTTCCATACACTGATTGCTTTTGCTTTTATATTCTCCCAACTCTGTGACAAGCTTGTCCCGGATGCAATCAATGCCATTATTCCGGCAATCGCCGGTTGTGTCATGGCGGTAATTGCACCACCAATATAGGCAGCACCTTCTCCTATCATTAAAATGACAGAACTGATTGTTTCCTGATGTTCTGTAATCCAATCACTGATAGCAGTTAAAAGTTCCGCTATAAATCCAAGCACTTCACAAATTGTTCCACCAGTCCATTCAGCTATAGGCTGTAAAAATGATTCCCACAGCCACAGTGCCAACGGTTGGAAAACTGATAATACACTATTGAGCAGACTAAGAACCGAAGCCAGTAAATTGAAAAATGTCGGCATTGCATCTTCTATCGTCCACCCTGCAAATGGAAGAAGTACATTTTCGTACATCCAAACCAAAGCATCACATATGGTGGATGTTAATGGTTCAATCGCATCTAACAAGCCATTAAACGCTGTTAAAATAGGAGTAAAATCTAAGTTTGCACTCCACTCAGCAGTGGCTTCTGACATCCTCTCAAATGCATCTAAGATATTTAATAATATATCAAAGAGATTCTGTACTATTTTTGTCCCGGTATCTTCAAAGTTCCATGCTTCATCCCACCCGGTAGCGATATTTCCTATCGTCAGCAGAATGTTTCTTACAATATCCAATATTGTGCTGCATACCTGATAACCGGTTCCATTCGACCAAACCTCTGCAAAACTCGCTCCAATATCTTTTAGTAATGTAACGATACTTGAAAATGCGTATTTTGCTGCTTCAATTACACCTGCACCTTTATCTTCCCATGCTTCTTTAAATGGGTCGAACAGTGTAGCCAATGCTTTTTTTATCTTATCGAGGAGTCCCTCTGTCTCTCCTAACATCATAGACGTATCAACTAATCCGTCTTCTCCGCCTCCTGATGTTTCCTCTTTGTTAATATTGTGTGTTTCATCAAATGAGAATAGTTGTTTATCTTTTGCTGCCGAACCATAACCATTTAAAGCTTTAGTAGCAGTTTTTAATCCCTGTGCGGTCTTTAAGCTCTCTGCATATGTCTTTCCAAACAGACTGCTCAGCAAAGATGCTATTGCTGTTGTTATGGAAGCCAGTGCTGACATCAAAGCATTTATAGCCGGTAGGACTGCTGTATAAATAGCTGCAAACGATACTTGAAGGTTCGTTTTAATTATATTTAAAGAAGATGCAAATTCCTGATTCGTCTTCAGGCAACTGGTTAGCTGTTCCTTGACTGCTACGATTGCCCTTCGCATAACTTCAAATACCAGAACAGAACCAACTAAGTTCGTAATTCTGCTCTTTACTTTTCCAATAGCGGTTTCCATCCGCTTAAAACCATTGGAAGTCTGTACGGATGAAGTCTTTGCACTCTTCGTTAATTCCCTGATTTTTCTTATTATCTGATTGAGCTGATTACTTGTGGTAGGTGGACTCTTACTATGAAGAACCGCATCTAGCTTTTCTTTTACGGTACCAGCTTCATTTTTCATTCTTTCCAGTTTTTTGGTCTCTGCATCTAATTTAGCAGCCAAGTCCTGTGCTGAAGTAGAAGCTTCCGGATTCATTTTTACCTGCTGTAATCGTTCTGTCAGACTCATTACTTTTCTTCCTAACGATTCATACTTAGGTTCCAGTTCATCAATCTTTACTGATAAATCCGATAATTGACTACTGCTGCCACCATTCTTGGAAGCAGTTTCTGCCAGATCATATGCATCATACAATTCAAACAACTTTGTTCGGACTGTATCAAATTCCTTTTCTGCAGACTTCAACTGTTTCTCAATTCCTGAAACACTTCTGTCCTGTGACACTCCGGAAACCAAATCATCATACTGACTCTTCAAACGGTTTACCACAATTTCCTGCTGTGTGATTTTTTCCTTTTGTTTTTCCAACTGCCCGGTCAGCTTTTCAATTTCCTGCTGTGCTTTCTGTGTACTCACATTTCCCATAGCAGATTTAATCTTACTTGTCTCGCTGTTTATGGCTTCTCGTGCTTTCTTGGTTTCTGCTTTCACATTCCCCATATCTTTCTTATAGCCACTCAAAGCCACCCGGATAGCCACCTTCAATTCATGAAGCGTTCCATTGTCTGCCATTGCTCTACTCCTTTTGTTGCTTATGTCTTTGCTGATTCACACGATATGCGTGTTGTATCCTTTGTGCTTTGTATAGCTGCATATCCTTTGATAAAGCAGGAGCAGGCTTTTCATCCTCTTGTGTATTTTTATCATGTAGTTTATTTGCTTGTGGAAATAACTCCGGAAAATACTGCAACATAGAAAACTTAAATTCATCATCCGCTTTCCCAAGTGTCATAACCACTTTTTCAATCATGTTACTTCCAAACAAATCCAGAACAGAAATCAACTTTTGCAATTCTTCCTTCTGCTCCTTACTTTTTCTTCGGTTATAACTGTTTATCATGTCGATGGCTTCATTTACCGATGACTGGTAGAACAACTGTGGTGTATATCCACAATCCAAAAAATCCTCATAGAGGATCTGCATTCGTTCCATCTGCTGTTCATAGCTGATTACATCTTTGTTGCTACACGCTCCATGGAATCCTCCATATCTTCCACCATCGAAGTCGAGAAAAAACCTGATACCATGAACACCTGAAGATATACATCCACATAAAGATTCAACTGTGTACCACCTTCAGAACAATACTTGTCATAATAATTCATAACATCTTTCAACTTAATTCCGTGTTTCCATGGAGTGGCTGCCGCATGGATAATCTGCAGCATCGTTGTAAGCGGTGGAATATTATCTTCATCTCCGATTAAGGAAATAAGATTCTTTCGGAACTTCTTTTCCAGTTCAATAATTTCCGGTGTGGTAAGTTTTAACTGCAAACGTTCTTTTCCTGCTTCCCAATATGCAAATGCAGGCCTTGCTTTCTTGTGTTCTTCCATACTGACGATATTGCTGTCTTCCGTTGTTACTTCTTCCGGCTTCTGCTCAAATGTTTCATTATCAACAAAATTCATGTTCTTTCCTCCAATGCTTAATTTTCATATTCTTTCATGCCACAAATGCCATGCAAGGATCCTGCATGGCATTATGTGCTGAATTTACCCATATTCTTTTAAGACGGATCCTCCGGTACAATGTCACTCTGCAATGACATTTTAACCACCAGATCAACAACTGTATTAGTGCCACCGCCACGTTTGAAACCAACAGAAGGAATTGCAGAGTAAGTAAACTTGGTTCCGTCAACCCATATTTCCTGAAACTCTAATACGGTGTTGCTCTCTGCATGTTCACGAAGTAAACGATATGCACACCCTTCTGTATTTCCTTCATGTACGAAGGTATATTCCATATCTCCATAATCTCCAACGCCCGGTTCATACTGTTTGTTGGCAGCAGATAACGGAGTATTTTCTACCTGCTCTTTTTCGTTGTTCATGTCCGGAACAGTTTTCAGATTCGGTAAATCCGTAAATGTTTCACTACTGCCCGGCACACGAAAGCCTAATAAAGTGCCATTTGCTAACATAAGCCTTTCCCTCCTTTAATTTGGTGAGCATACTCTACCAGTTGCCTCATAGACAATGCCCTCATATCTCATAATCTTATGTTTTCTTTTCGGTTCATTATTGTCGGTGCAATCGGTTCTCTTCAATCCAAGCACCCCATTCATCTTCTCATCTACCCAACCGGCAAGAGATGATGTGTTTTTGGTGTTCCATATATCAATCCTGAATCTGACATAGGAACTCACACATTTATTTCCAGATATTTCATATGCCCGGTTCTGCTCTTCGGTATATTGAATCTGTGTTTCTTTCGTCCAGTCATCCGGAAAACTGTCGGAAACATCTGCACCAACATTCTGCTCTGCAACCATCTTTTCCAACTCATCCGATATTTTCCCTTTCAGATTTATCATCTACTCTTTTCCTCCAGTGCTTTCTTAATATCAGCTTTTAACTTATCTTCAAGCTGTACTTCATTATCCTTTAATGCAGGATAGAGATATGGTTGAGCCGGTTGACCTGCAATATAACGGATTCCTGAATCCGTTTCACTGACCAGTCCCGGAATAACCCCTCTCCATTTCTCCATTGTGTAAGACACTGAAACATTTGGAGAAGTACCTTCATGGTTTGCAGCTCCCACCTGCCCGGTACCAAATTCCACATAAGCAGCATGATCCGAACTGGTATGAACCGTACTGATTATTTCTTCACTTTTTGTTTCCGTTGTATGATCTAAGGATTTTCTCAAATCTCCAACATCCACCGGTGCCCTTAATCTTGCATCATCCCTGACAAACTCCCCACATTCATCTACTGACTGAAAAACCTCTTTTTCAATGTCCGATAACCGGGTAAGCTTTGCCAGATATGCGTCCATTCCTTCAATCATATTTTCTCCAACATAATCTTCAAATGTCCTACCGGAAAGATTGCGATAACCTTGTAATCCGGATTTTTGTCCGGTGCTGCATAAATGCACACACCATCACCGGCAGCCATGCAAAAGGTACGATTCTTAAACCAATACGTTTCCACTCCGTTTTCATTTGTAATTTCAAAAGGTTCATCATACAGCAGTTTCTTCTGATACTGCTGCACGTTACCTATCTGACCGCTTATAAGCTGACCGGAACCGGAATAGACTGTTGCTTTGATTTCTGTGTAATCTTCGGAAAACGTAACATATTTTTCTCCGTCCGTTCCCTTATTTACAACACGTTTTTTCAAATAGCATTTAGTTTGTCTTCGCAGCTTCATTTGCAACCACCGCCTGTTTCATTTTCCTACGTGCCATAATACGTTTCATCAAATCTGCCGGAATGTCTTTGGAATATGAGTTTGTAACACTTACATCTCCCTCTGACCTGCTATCTTCTCCTGCTGCCAGTATCCGTCTTGCATATACTTCCGCAAGTGATAACTGTAAGTTCTGCATTGTTGCCGGAATAGATGTCCTGTTACAGACATCCAGTATCATTCCTTCCGCATCATTTACAGCCTGCTGCAGAATATCGGTACCGGCTTCACTAACACGAATAGCCAAATCATCAATTACTGCCATATAACTGCCTCCTATCCGAATAACTTTCTGATATTTTCTCCTCTGCCCTGCATCCAACTTAGTTCCTGCTTTCCACAGTAGATGCATCTGCTTCTTATCAAAATTGCAGGAGCATACACCCTTTCATCCGATGTATGCTCGTAATTGTCAGAAACCCGGAAGCTTTTATCTGTAGCAATTATAATTGCATCTTCATATTCATCCTGAAATACGTGCGGTACCCAAATACCATGTACCAACAGACTCCACAAAGCAGTTCCATAACACTTTACTTTTCCTGCAAATCTTTTCACTCCTGATCAGCTCCGTTTTCTTCTCCTGCACCTTCATTTTCTGTATCCGGAGCTTCAGATTCCTGATCTGTTTCTTCCGTTTCAATTTCAGGTGCTTCTCCCTGAAGCAATGCAACCAATTCTTCTTTCTTGGCATTCTTTTTAAAAGTAATTCCGGCAGCAGATAAACGTTCTTTTAACTCCTTTACACCAAGAGTTGAAATATCATCTCCCTGCTCGCTTTCTTTTACTTCCACAAATCCCTGCTTCTTGTAAAACAGATTGTAGGCTTTTGGTGTTGCTTTAATAGTGTAACCATCCGATCTTCTGTATGTTTTTAAATCCATTGTTTATTTCCTCCTCTAACTATTATGTAGCAGGTTTTAATACTGCAAATGCTTCATCCTTAACAACAAGGAACGCAAGTCTCATGGTTGCTTTGATAGCAACTAAATCCTGTTCTGCAAGAGAGATAGGTTTTCCATCTTCATCAAGAGTTCCCTGCAATGTAGCCTCTTTCAAAATCTCATAAGTAATGCCATCACGTACACCCACAAGAGCTTTTTCAAAGTCACCTGCAATAATTTCTGCTTTGGTCTTGTCCCATGCGTTATTTCTGGAGAAGTCGATAGGATTGGAATAAAATTCATTCTGGTCGGTTCCCGGAACATATAACGCATTACCATTTGCATCTCTCAACTTACGAAGGTCATTTTTAATACCGTAATGAGCTGTAAATCCATTTACATCTACACCACTATCCTCAACCAGTGCCATTGTATCTGACACATCAAGATCCAATCTCTCATTGGTACCTCTTACTACAATATTTTCAGCATCTGTAGCAGACTTGAAAACATTAGTTGCAAAAGGAGAATCTGTACCAAACAAAGCTGCAGAGTCGATTGCAGTATAAAAAGCTTCCGCAATCGCTTCTTTTAATTCCCCGAATACATCAAAAATCGTATCCTCCAGTTTTTCTTTTGTTACCGGAATAATTACCGCAAGTTTCTTAGCGGTAAGTTCAGGGAAAATCCATGTTGGTTTAGAAGTCTTAATACGTTCCCCTTCTCCTACCCAGTAAGCACCGACACCATCTGTCATAACCGGCACTTTTTTCTTTTCTCCATCCATAGGAACGGTTTTACAGAGTCTCAAAATACTTGACCCTCTTGCGACATCCTTAACAATCTCCTTCGCAATATCCTCCGGCACCGCACCGGAGAGCTCATCTTTTAAATATCCTTCACTAGCCATAACTTAACTTTCCTCCTGTTATCTTCTTGATCTCTGTGAATTGATTACTTCTGAAAATGTATTCTTTCTTACATTTCCTGATTTTGCACCTTCCCCCGAAGTCTTGGGTGGCTTTTTCCCTCTAAGTCTTGCGTTGACTGCTTCTTTAATACTTTCCTGAAAAGCTTTTACAACCTTTTCTTTGGAAAGTTTAAAAGCTTCTTCGCTTTCATAATTGAAGCAGTCCGCCAATGCTGCTGGAAGCTGTTCTCTTGCAAGTTCTTCGATTGCTGTCGCTTTAAGCTCCCTTGCTAAAAGGCTTTTTTCTCTGGCATCTAAATCCTGTGTTCTCTGTTCCTCTGTAGGAATTTCATCTTCCAATGTTTCATCTTCCGGCTCAC